GCGGTGGATCCTGGACCGTGCCGTGGTACGTAACGCCCAAGGTAGACATCTCTATCTACCTTAGCGAAAATACGCCCATACAGCATGTTCGACATGCGAACGAACTCTCTAAGATCGCTCTTCGAGAGTTCATTGTCGAACAAACGGACTTCCTGCTCACACTTGACATAATTCGCGACGGACGCTAGCTTTCGTGCTGGGGAGCACTCAAGCTCGATCTTGCCAAAAAACAGCGTTAGCTGTCTAATGGCTTTGATACTGTCCGTACACGGATCGTCAAGCAACAAGCCACTACTCCGATCGAACACACGGCTGAAGAAACCCCCTAGAAACAGAGGGAAACTTCCCCCGCGCTCATTCCTGAACGCGGGGTGGATAGCCACCTTGCCTTGGTCAAGCCATCTTTGGAACGACTTGCCAAGGTCTGGTAGGGTGATCGTCATAAACGACCACCCCTCATGTTCGATACGCACCAAGGCGGTATTAATGTCTTGGTGGGCGCTCGTGCAGCATTGACTGGCGGATTCCTCCGCCAGTCGGGACCAGAGTGACATAAGGCTTTTCATCGTCCCTCCTCTCTTGAGAAGGTAAACGAATCCATAGCCTATGTTACTGAGCGACCGGTACTAGAGAATCGCTTGGCCGTTAGCGGGACTGTGTGTCCAGCTAACGACTGCCGCGTTCTCCGGCGTGAGCCGCAACATCAGATCCGGCACGGAAATCAACACGTCCTCAACGATGTCAAGGACAAGGACTTCGCAGTCCCTGTCAATGGCCTCGTGAATGGGCGCGTCGACAATGTACCGCATGCCACGGTTGCCACGGGAGTTCCACTCCGCATTCGCGAAGCGGCACGCCCGAAGGGCAAACCGTAGTTTAAGGGGGTTGTACTCCCCCCGGGATTGGCGTGACATTTCGTTACTGCCTCTCTCGGGGAGAACCCCGATCGTTGTTGTAGAATAACCCGGGCACCACCGAGTGGTCGCCTCACGGCAACCGATCTATCACCAGCCACTCTCCACTACCAGGGAATAATACCCTGAATAGCGGAAGAGTCGCTTAGCGAATTGACGACTCTGTGAAAGACGTCGAACAGGACAAAGGCCAGGAGTAGCGTTTTATAGCTAACTCTCAGCTTGATGTCCAACTCGTTGAATTCCACATCGTCACGATGACGACGCCCTCCGACTTGGAGAAGATAGTCCCTTTCGGGACTCCCCTCCTCCTCGGAATTACGGACGTCGCCCTCGCTACGACTCACCACCAAAGAGCTTGGTGATCATCGCATCCGAAGACGCAGAGATCATGGCCTTGTAGCCAGTGTAAATCTGCATCAACTCCGTGTTCGTATAGCCCGCAGGTGGAATGTCGACGACCAAATATATGGCCGTACCGACCTTCACATTCTGCGAGCTGATATACGGATCGGTAGTAATCTTCGAGTGGTCGAACCTCAGAAGCCTCCGCGTCCTACCCTGTTTCACGAGGGTATGGTTCACGGAAAGCTTCCACAACCCATCAGCAGAAGTGTACGCTGACTCACTTCCCTCCGCAAAAGTTCGCGGTAGAGAGTTTGTCACCGCATTAATGGTGATGGATTGAGGATCGGCTAGTGCCATAGGCATCACTCCTAGGGCTGTGGTCTACAGCCCCCTTGGCGTTTGACGCTGTAAGTTCATCCATGACTACTTAAGCCTCGAAAGGCCCAAAGCAGCCATGATGGCCTTCTGCCTACTCGTTAGAGCAGACAGGTTCAGCCCGAACCCGAAGGGTGTAGCTCTCCGCCTCAGCTTCGTTTCCGAAACGAGGATGATTGCCGGAGGTCTACCGGAGAATTCAATCCCGGCCCGAAGGCCGAGATCTCCACTGAAGTCGTACACATCACGGACAGTTGTATGCTCCATGATGTAACCATACTTCAGCACAAGACCATCGGTCTGGAAGGACGTGAGGTTATGTATTACTTTCCCCACGTTACTAAACCAGTCGACAGCCCAGCTCCAAGGAGCCAACTCCCAAAGGACGTCAGGATTCAGGTCAAGGCCCAGCATCTTACGGGCAATGAAAAGCTTATCACCTCCTGCCAACCCAACAAACATGTCATTGGGCAGGTGGTAGGTGAAAGCCCCTGAAAACCAACAGTCCACCGTCGTAATCCTACGACGTGTAGCGGTCCCTTTACGTACAGCAGACATCATCGCACCTGTGAAGTCACCAGGGCCAGCAATACTGACTGACCCGGGAACTCCAAGGACGGTTTCGTTTACTGTCGTAGACAAGGGGAAACGATAATTGCGGCGAACAACCTTACCCGCGTCCCTGAGATACTGATTTACTAGTTTCTCAAGGTTCACGACACCATTCAAAAACTGAGTGATGTCCGCGAGAAGCGGCAACCAGCCGAACTGGTAATTCAGAAACTCTCCGCTCTTGTCCTTAACCACTCGCCCGGCTTGGTCTTTAACCACGTCGGGATTGTGGAGCAGGCGTTGAGCATTGAGCGTCCGATCGGCCCACAAAGTGTGGCCCACCAGATGCGGTAGGCCCTCTCTATAGGCCTCCAATACGGCAGTTGCTAGGTTCGCCACAGGATTCGTTGGAGCACAATTCGCGATGGCTATCGTACCTTTCGCAGCAAGACTCGAATCACTCGAGCTCGCGAACGGCGGGTACGACGTCGGCATCTGAGGATAAAGCACACCTTTATAAGTGTACTTATACTCCGAAGAATTACCGATACCGCCATCGAGATACACCGGCGATTTGATTGTGAAGACGGTTTGTGAAACCGGCTCCATATATCTCTTCGTCGATGTAAAGTCTCCACCTACGTCGCCACCGGAATCTCTCCAGTGACGGCCATGGTTCTCAGATACAGTTTCCTGTATCCCTTGCAAAGGGGCTAGACTCGGGGTAAAGTCCACAGTGCCCCACGGATCCTGAATGAGATGCCCGGAACTACCGGCATCCCGCCCAGTGATCTCGCGGATCCACTTAGACTTGGGCCATTTAACTGAAACGGCCCTTCGCCTCTTGTCAGCCACTAAAGTAGAGCTCCTTCCGGTCCTGAGAGGTAACCCTCTCAATCTCATCCCCCCTCCTCCTACCCCCAGAAAGGGTAGGATAAAAGGAAGGGATTTTGGATGAACTGCACTGCGCCGGGCCCCCTCGCGGG